GTTTTGAAGAAAAAGTGCACATAAAAGTGCACACGAAATGTTCAAAAAATTATTCGTCCTTAAGCAACGAATCAAAGTAATTATTCACAGCTTCATCAACTGCTTTTCTTTCTTCAGAGAATGTATGCTGATATACTGACTTCAGAACTGCCGATGTTGACCAGCCGCCTCGTTCCATAGCATATTTGTCCGGAATATTAAGGGCAACCATAACTGACGCGTTGATATGTCTAAGGTCGTGGAATCTGATTGTCGGATCTATTCCGTTTTTCTGCTGCAGTCTGATGAAGCGTTTGTATATTGCCTGTCCTGAAAGCTCAGTAAGATGCTCAGTTTCAACTTTTTCGATCAGCTTCATGATGTATTCAGGAACATCAAGTGCTCTCACTGAATCATATGTCTTAGTTAGTTCTTTTTCGACATGTTTTCCGTCTGCCGTAACTATCGTGTTCTGGATTATCAGCTTTCCGTTCTTTACATCAGACTTTCTTAGTCCTCTGATCTCTGACATGCGCAGGCTAAGCCACATTGCTAACATACACGGAAGCTCTATTTCAGTTCCTTTGATAATTTTTATTATCACTTCCGGACCTGGCAGATCACGGATGATCTTTTTCATAGCCGGCAGAGTAACGCTCAGTTTCGGCATATCAGGTGCATAGACTTTCAGCGCAGCATTCAGAAGGCCGTACGCATTGCTTATTGATTTCGCAGACAGCTTAACAGCTTCAGAGTTGATCTCATTCTGAACTGCTTCGCTGGTAAGCTTGCAGAGCGGAACGTCCATTAGATTCTGAAAATTGTTTTTCCTGATTCCTTTGTATCCTGAAATAGTCTTCGGAGACAGCACATTTGTTTTCGATTCAATGTACTTGTCAATTGCTTTCCCGACAGTAATATCAGTCGAAGGCTCCTTGTGTCTTGCGAGGTACTGAGCCGCCAGAAATTCAGCCTCTTTTTTCGTATCAGCAGTAAATGATTTTCTGATTTGCTTTCCCTTATCTGTTTTTCCGATGAACACCTGTACCCTCCAGCTTCCGGACGGCAGTTTCTTTGCTTTTGCCATAACATCAATCCTTTCTGTATTAGACAAACAGTCCGGAGTATGCTATAATTTAATCATCACTAAGATTATGCAATAGCATGTCTCCGATAAGCGCATTGGATCTGACCATCCGGTGCGCTTTTTTTATTTTGTTATATTTAAAGCCTCTTCTGAAATAGGAGAGGCTTATTTTTATTTTATCACGATTATTTGTCGAATTATGTCGAATTATATCTTCCTCTTAACATTCACCCTATTTATTAAAAATTATTAAGGCAAAAATCACTATTATTATAAACAAAAACGCTCCAAGCATTCCGGAGCAGGAGATAGGTCCTTTAACTTTTTTTGGAGCAGAAGTTGCCTGACTAACTGCAGCACAGTTTATTCCTGCGAAAACATTATCATTAACTGTAACATTAGATACCTGCCCGTCAGACCAGAATATATTTATCATATATGTATTGGATACAACTGTTGATCCGATGCCAGTAAGCGCTCTCATAAGAGTCGGATTTGCTTCAGAGTTCTTATCAATTACTTCGATGCGTATAACTGATTGATTGTTGATAGGGTAACGTGTCCCTTTGTACACTACCGCATTTTCCTCTACAGTTCCACCGGCAAATTTTCCAGCTGATATTTTGTTTACAATATTCATTCCCATAATAAAACCCCCATTTTATTATCGCTATATCTTTCTTTTTACTTCAACAACCTTCCCGATCACCTTCACCCTGTTCATCTCATCGCCTACAAAATTTCTCGGCGGATAATAAGGATTGATCGAGATCAGACTTATATGTTCATCATCATATTCCATCTTCTTAACGAGTCCGTCCTCACCGTCTACAATAACGACAGCGTACACTCCGGAACGAACGACGTCCCTGATCTGAACCAGGACATAGTCACCGTCCATCAGGAACGGTTCCATGGAATCGCCTTTGACTTTCAGATATATGTAGTCATAGCCTTCTCTCAGAGTGTCCGGACTAACAAGCTCGTATCCCATAATGTCTTTTTCAGCGTAACAGTTCTTGCCTGCAGCAACACGACCGAGGACGGGAATTGAGATCATCTGAGAAGAGTCCACTGGTTGGGCTGATTCAAGTATGATGTTTGACGTTTTACCAAGAAGATAGTCTACTGAAACATTGAAATAGTCAGCAATTTTAATCAGAACGTCTCCGCTTGGAATAGTTCCTCGCTCTAACCAGTTTACAAATGAATTTTTTCCTAATTTCAAGTCCGTTAGTAGTTTGTTTTTAGTGATATTGTTTTCTTCAATTAATTCCAATACTCTTTCGACGAACGTCATGTTCGGCTCCCTCCTTTGGTGATAACGTTCTTAATCGTCACTGTGTAATGTTATAAAACTGTAAATATAAACAAAGTTTCCTCAAACGAGGAATATTGTATTGACTTTCCTCATTTGAGGAACTATAATATAACCATAGCAACAACAAATTGTTGTAACACCATTATTATAACATTAATCATCTATAAATTCAACTGGAGGTGTAAAAATGAATATAAAAATTTCTTTGCTTGAATTAGGCAAGAAGCAGATAGATTTGATCCCTGAACTTATGGCAAGAGGCGTTTCAATCAGTATTGCTGATCTTAGTCGTTCTCTGAATGACAACGTCCCTCATACACCGAAGATGCAGAAAGTTAGAGAAATTTCTGAAGAAATAATCGAAGCGTGGAAAAGCGAGGTGAAGCAGAATGCCGAAATCGAAGCTGGCTGATATCATCAGCAAAAAAGATGACAACGATTATATCAACAACGTAGCTATTAACATCAGCTATGAAATGTCTGTGAGGAAACTCACGGTAAAGGACATCTCAAAAAAGACCGGGATCGCAGAGTCAACAATAAGGTTGAGGCTCAACAATCCCGGAACGTTCAAGCAGTCTGAGATCTGCAGTATAAGCAATGCTCTGAGAGTATCACCGTTCCGGCTGGTATCTCAGAAACTTACTTATACGGAGGTAACAGATGCATAAAAAAAGAAAGCCGCACCGACGGGCATCGATGCAGCTTTCCGAAATCTTAAAAGACTTAGATTTAATCGCATAACTATTATATCATATCATGATCAAATATGTCAAGAAGGAGAAATTTTCAATATGATGCAGTGTGAATTTGAATCACTTATAACAGCTCCGGCACCGACTGACGAGCAGTACGAGGTAATCGAAAAAGTATATACATATCACCCGCTGATCGGAACTTCCGGCGGAAAGCAGCAGGTAGCAGCTCTGTACGACCTGATGGGATACAGCATATTCGAGGAGATGCTTCCAAAGGCTAACGAAAGAATGGAGCTTGAAACTCAGATATCTTCTGTCAGATCTGAAATCAGGAAGAAAGAGCAGGAGCTCAAGGAACTTGAACTGAAGATCAAAAGCTTATAAAGTCCCCCTGAATGAGTCGCTGAAAATTGCGACGAAACCGCCTCCGGGCGGTCGGGGATAGATCCCCGCGTCAATAAGTTATCACAAAAATCTATGCTACAGCGAGGTTACGGCAATAACCATACAAAAGCCGAGCAGCCAATTCCTTAATTATATCGCATTGCTACAGCGGGGTTACGGTAATAACCATATAAAAACCGAGCGGAAATCAAATTATACAAATATATTTTTGAACAATAATATTCTTTGCATCAAAATTACACTTTCCTAAAAATAAAAGACATGGGAGGTGATCACAAAGAAAGAAGCCGTACCGGATGGCGCCGGTACAGCTTCTACACAGGAATTTTAATATTGAAAAAAGTTAGAATGTTTGAACAATTATATTATAGCAGTAATTATTGGTTTTTTCAAGTTTCAAAGAGGGGTAATTTTCAATGGAAATGATAAGAGAAAAACGTGTCTACAGCAACGGCATCTGGTCTGTGATCGAGAGAATATTTGAAAACGGAGAATCTGTTTTTTCAGTAGTAAGATTCGGATCGTCATTCTATGAGCACACATTCAGAAAGCTTACAGAGGCTATCGACTTCTGTGATCAGAATCTGTGAGGTGCTGTATGAACAGAAAAGAAGAGATCATCATTAAGCTCGGAAAAATGAGTCCTACCAGATATCATGAATATGTAGCTGAAATGCTTGAATACTACGGTCTGTATGGTACATGCGAACTGACCGAGGAGCAGGCTGAGGCGTTTCTGAAAAAGAAAGAAGGTGAGATCTATGCGGGCATTACCGGAAGATCAGAGAGCAAAGATACTGATTAAGTATCAGTCAGGTGCAACAGTAAGCGAGATTTCAAAGGAACTCGGTATCTCGATATCTACTGCATACAGAGTATGCGAAAAGCACAAAAGAGCTGTCGAAAAGATCTGCAAATGGTGCGGTTCGTCCTTTAAGACATACTGCGACGGAAAGCAGAAGTTCTGCACGAAAACATGCGCAGCCAATGCCGATGCCGAACGCAGACGGCAGAAAAAAAGAGTATGCGTGTTATGCTACAAGGAATTTGTTCCTACAAGCAGCAGACAAGCATACTGCAGTGACTGCCAGGAAGGTCCGCTCACAAGACGAGCAGTAAAGGAAACAGTCGAACTCTGCGAGAAATGTGGAGCAGTTCTTCCTGAAGGCAGAAAAGGGCTGTGCAACAGCTGCCGGGATAACAGGGCAGAGATCAGCATGAAAAGTATTTCCGCCGTATGCCGTGAAGCTAAGGAACACAATATGAGCTACGGTGAATACGTAGCCTACAAAAGGAAAACGGCCGTAAGCTGATTCAGTTCATATCAGCTACGACCGCATGGACTATTGCAGATCCATTTGTGTCTATTATAAATGAAATCTGCATTAATGTCAACGACTACTATTTTTCAATGGGGTGAAGACATGACAATGACATGTATATATGACAGAGACGAGCAGTGCTGCGGCGCCTGCTCAGGCTGTCCGAGATCAGCAAAAGGAGATGATAACGAATGATCCTGTATGATCCTGAGACAAGAGAAGAGTGGTTGAAGTGCAGATGTAACGGAATCGGCGGCTCAGATGCCGGAACAATTCTTGGCTACAATCCTTATAAAACAAATGTCGAACTGTATGAGGAAAAGGCAGGAATCAGAAAGAATGACTTTCAGGGAAACGCTGCTACTCAGTACGGCAAGGATGCAGAACAGCATATAAGAGGAATTTTCCTTCTGGATCATCCGGAATACAGCTGTGAATATCACGAATACAGGATGTATGCCGACGAGAATTATCCGTATCTGTATGCAACGTTGGACGGTGAACTGACCGAAACAGCGACAGGCAGAAAGGGAATTCTGGAGATCAAGACAGGGACGGTTCACAGTTCAGCAAAATGGTCAGAGTGGGACGGCAGGATTCCGGAAGTGTACTATGCTCAGATACTTCACCAGTTATTCGCAACAGGTTGGGACTTCGTTGATCTGAGAGCATACTTAAAATACGAAACAGCAGGAGAAGTCAGAGCGACGGTGAGAGATTATCACATAGAACGCTCTGAAGTTGAAACAGACATCACGGCACTTGTTCTTCAGGAAATAAAGTTCTGGGATGCAGTTAAGTCAAGAAAGGAGCCGGCATTAATCATGCCGGGAATATGATAATATGGTTACAATAAAAATTGATCCGGAAAACATCGGACGCGTGGATTTTAATCCGGGAAAAGATGGCGTCAACAATATTGAACTTATGAAAATTTCAGGAATACTGATATACTCACTTATTAACATTATGGCGCAGAACGGTTTTCCGGCAGAACTCGCTGAAGCTGCAGTAATGGGCGCATACAAAGCTACAAAGGAAGCTATTGATAAATCAATCTTATTCAAAGTAAAGAAAGGAACTGATGATTAAATGGAATTTGTAATAAAAACAGACCTTAACTCAATACCTAAGGCAATCGACTTCAACTTCGACGAGATGAAGTCAGAGCTCACAGAAAAGCTCGAAAAGTATAACGCTCTGGTAGTAACAGAGGACAGCATCAAGTCCGCTAAGGACGACAGAGCAAAGCTTAACAAGCTCAGAACAGCAATTGAAGACAGACGCAAGGAAGTAAAGAAGCTCTGCCTTGCTCCGTACGACAGCTTCGAGAAGCAGTGCAAGGAGATCACAGCACTCATTGACGAACCTATCAAGTCAATTGACGGTCAGATCTCAGTTTTCGAACAGAAGCTTCAGGACGAAAAGTGGAACTCTATTTCAGACTACTACGCATCAGTCGTCGGTGATCTTGCTGAGCTTGTTCCGCTTGAAAAGATAGTATCTCCTAAGTGGAAAAACAAAACAGAAAGCCTTGAAAGCATCAACAACGGCATCGGAGATACACTTGACCGCATCAGAACAGAACTTGAACTTCTCGACAGTTCATGCCCTGACGAGTTCGCAGTACAGGTCAAGGAAGCTTATCTTCAGAACTACAGCATTAATGAAGCCAGGGCAAAATTCAAGGCACTTGAAGAAACCAAACTGAAACTTGAAGCGGCCGCTAAAGCAAGAGAGGAAGCTTCAAAGGTTAAGCCTGAAGTTGTTGAGACTCCTCCGGTTGCAGAAACACCTGCACCCGTTGAACCCGAGATCACAGAAGCTCCGCTCCCTGAACAGGAACCTTTGTACAGTGCAACATTTAAAGTTGTAGGTACCAAGTCACAGATCATAGCACTTAAGGAACATATGAAAGATGCAAAAATTAAGTACGAGGTGATTAAGTAATGGCAGTTAATAACTCAATAGCAGCTCCTGCTCAGCAGGTACAGAAAACTGAACTTAAATGTACATACAAGTGCGGAGAATCAGAGGTAACCCTGACTCCCGCATTCGTAAAGAATTATCTTGTAACCGGAGACGCAAAGAATGTATCAACTCAGGAAGTTGTAATGTTCATTAATCTCTGTAAATATCAGCAGTTAAACCCGTTTCTCCGTGAAGCATATCTGATCAAGTACGGCAGTCAGGCCGCACAGCTTATCGTCGGAAAGGCTGCGTTCGAGGCAAGAGCTGAACGTGATCCGAGATATCAGGGTTACGATGCCGGAATTGTAATCATGAAAGAGGATAAAACTCTTGAATACAGAAAAGGAACGCTCATTGTTCCGGGAGAAACTCTTGTAGGCGGATGGGCTGAAGTCTATGTCGAAGGTAAAGTCAAGCCGATATATGTTGCTGTTTCTCTTTCAGAGTACAGTACCGGAAAATCAACATGGTCACAGAAACCGGCAACAATGATAAGAAAAGTCGCAAAGATGCAGGCACTCCGTGAAGCATTTCCGAATGCTCTGAGCGGAATGTACACAGCTGAAGAACTCGGCAGTTCTGATGAAGAGCTTCCGACACAGCCGATAGAACAGCCTGCTGATGATGTACAGGTAGTAATTGATCCTGAACCGGCAAAGCCTGCTCAGGCACAAGTCAGACAGCAGGTAATACTTGATGGTTCAGATCTGTTATAAAAATTAATATTATGGGGGAATAAGAGATGGCATATCAGAAATTACAGTCCGGTGAGTTTATGGTTATAGGATACGTTCCGAAGGATGCTGAACTCAAGACAGTCGGACAGAACAATTCAAGCAAGACATCATTTTCAGTAAAGGCTTCAGAAACTGTAGGAGCTGACGGAAAAAAGATCCCGAACTGGACAAGCTGTGTTGCATGGCATGAGATGGCGAGGATCTGCGCTAATTTCAAAAAAGGCGATTTCGTCATGGCAATCGGCAAGATCGAGGAAAGAGAGTACGAAGGAAAGAAATACAAGGATCTTGTGGTTGAATTCGCAACCAAAGCGGGAGGAATGCCCGTTCAGATCTCCCCCTCAGCTGCTCCGTCTGCTCCAGCAGGCGGCCAGAGCGGAAATAATAATATCGGTGATCTGAGTGAATTTGAGGTTCTGCTTGAAGGCGACATGCCGTTCTGATCTGAAGAGGTGGCGGCAACATGCAGGTAGAACTTAACTATGATATCAACAAACTTGTGGAATCTGCGGAAGCCCTGAAAGGTGTACTTGAACACATAATGATATACGCTGACGACAATGAAGAGCGTGTATCAGAAATGAACAAGATGAAAGACCTTGTCGAAGAAAAGCTTGGGAAAAATACAGATTTTCTTAAACTTATCAAAAAGGCTGCCAAAGAGGTTCAGACACAGGTACCGGAATTTGTTGCAGAAAATAAAGTAATACTCAGATGGAGTTACGAAAAAGAGGATTTCAACACAGCTGAACCATACGCCGAGGTATTTCAGTACATCGGCGACAGGTTCCAGCTTCAGACAAGACTCAACATGATGGCAGATGAGGCGAAGAAAGTCGGTTTTACCGGATTCAGAAAAGCGTATGCCGCCTATATGTCATCAATGAAGCTGACCAACGTGTCTGACAACGGCAAGAACAATCCTACAGACTTTCCCGGACAGCCGCTCGAACTGGAAGCAGGACAGTGGCTGTGTGACTGGGACGGTGTGAAAATGGTCGATGGATACGGCACGAGTTATGCGTGCTGCCATCCGATCATGCCTGTCGAACGTCTTGTTAATATCGACACAGGCGAAGAAAAGATAAACATTGCTTTCAGCAAGTCAAAGCGATGGCGAAACATGATAGTTTCAAAGGAGATCACGGCAGTAGCAAGCAAGATCACACAGTTAGCGGCGCGAGGCGTGGCGGTCACTTCTGAAAATGCAAAGCTTCTTGTAAAATATCTGTGTGACATCGAAAATATGAATCTTGAGATCATTCCGGAGTATGAATCGGTCAGCCGGTTAGGATTTGTTGATGATGATAAATTCAGTCCATACGTTCCCGGACTTATATTCGACGGAGAGACAGCCTACAGCATGATTTTTAAGGCTGTATCAGACAGTAAGGGTAATTTTGAGGACTGGTTAAAGGTAGCTAAGAAATGCCGTTCTGAATCTCTGGTGGCACGCATAATGCTTTCGGCATCTTTTGCAAGCGTGCTGATAAAGAAAGTCGGAGGTCTTCCGTTCTTCGTTCATCTCTGGTCATGTGAGTCCGGAACAGGTAAAACAGTTGCTCTGATGCTTTCAGCAAGTGTCTGGGGGAATCCTGAACCGGGAACATACATACAGTCATTCAATTCAACAACAGTCGGACATGAAAAAATGGCGGCATTTCTGAACAATATTCCGCTCTGCATTGATGAACTTCAGCTTTCTAAAGATCATCACGGAAAAAGCAGATTTGATGTGTATCAGTTAGCTCAGGGCGTAGGTCGTACACGAGGAAATAAGTCAGGCGGTGTTGATGTTACTCCGACATGGAGCAACACGATCCTGACCACAGGCGAAACTCCGATCGTAAAGGACGGAGCGGGTGCCGGAGCAGTGAACAGAGTTATAGACCTTGAGTGTCCGATTGGTCAGAAGGTAGTGCGCGACGGTCAGGGAACAGCAAACGCAGTCAAATCAAACTATGGACATGCCGGAAGGATATTCGTTGAAAAAGCAGACTTTGAGAAAGCAAAACAACTGTATGAAAAGTACTTTGAAACACTTTCTCAGGGTGAAACAACAGAAAAGCAGTCGATGGCTGCCGCTCTGATCATGGCGGCCGATGAACTGACTTCGGAAATGTTCTTCGATACAGAACCGCTTGAGATCTCACAGATGACGGCATTCCTGAAGAGTAAAGCTTCTGTATCAGTCGGTGAAAGAGGCTACCAGTACATGTGTGACTGGGTAGCAATGAACATAAGAAACTTCATACTTCCGACAGACTCCGGTGACAACATACCACAGAAGATCTATGGAGTTGCTGACGGAACTCAGCCTGAATGGGTATGGATTAATCAGTCTATATTCAGACAGGTTGCAGATGAGGCAGGATACAACGACAGAGCATTGCTCAGTTATCTTAAGTCAAGGAATCTTATTCAGACAAGAGGAAGAAACATGACTAAAGGAAAGCGAATTGAAGGAATCCTGACTGAATGTGTTGTACTCAAACTTCCAGATGTGGGACTTGAAAATGACAATGAGGTCGAAATGATATAATTGTGTGACAAAGTGTGGGACAAGAAACATCGAAAAATAGGGCGTGTGGGACTGTGGGACATTTTCCCCCTACACACACATAATTATTTTTTATGAAAAATAAATGCGATAAAGACTACCGAGAAATTCTCCATGCGAGAAAAATGGGGGATTTTGTCCCACAGTCCCACAGTAGCGAAAATACGTCGATTGATTGTGATACTTTTTGAGGGACATGCCTTAAAAAGTACCACAGAATCAAAAACACGTGATTTATTGTCCCACAGAAAGGAGTTGAGAAATTGGAATTAAGAGAATATCAGAACTTCCTTGTGTACAAGATACGCTGCGAGATCAACAAAGGAAAGCGTGCTATATGCTGCGTTTTAGGGTGCGGAGGAGGAAAATCCGTAATACAGGGAACGATAGCAGCCAACGCAAACAAAAAAGGAAACAGGGTTCTGTTCCTCGTTCATCGCAAAGAACTCTGCGAGCAGATCAGAGCGACGTTTACTCTGTGCGGAGTTGACTGGGATCTAACAGAAGTCGGTATGGTTCAGACGTTCACAAGGCATATATCCGACGTGAAAACGCCGAATATCATTATCACAGACGAATGTCATCTGTCAACTGCAAAAAGCTACACGAGGATCTATGATACATTTCCGGATGCTCTGAAGCTTGGATTCACAGCGACACCGTGCAGGCTGAATGATGGCGGTTTAGGTGATGTGTATGATTCGCTTGTGGAAGGAGTAAGCACACAGTGGCTGATCCGGAATCATTATCTGGCACCTTACAGGCACTACAGCTTACAGCTTGCCGATACATCAGGACTTCACAGCCGAGGCGGCGAGTACGTTTCCCAGGAAGTACAGGATCTGATGGAAAACAAATATATTTACGGCGAGACCGTGAAGAACTGGAGGAATATATCGAATGGAAAGAAAACAATTGTTTATTGCAGCTCAGTTAAGTCATCTGAAGAAACACGGAAAGCTTTTACTGACAGTGGAATCACAGCCGCTCATCTGGACGGCAGCACATCAGCCGAGATCAGAGCAGACATTATGCGACGATTCAGAGCAGGAGAGATTCAGGTATTATGCAACTGTGAACTGTTCAGCGTAGGATTAGACGTTCCGGACTGTGAATGTGTTATACTTCTCAGACCTACACAGAGCCTTACACTGTACATACAGCAGGCAATGAGATGCATGAGAGCTGACAAGGCTAATCCGGACAAAGTCGGAATCATCATTGATCACGTCGGAAATATCTACAGACACGGATTTGTTGATGATGCAAGGAACTGGACTCTTGACACCAAGAAGCGCAAGGAAGAAAACACAGTCAAGATCAAGGAATGTCCTTCCTGCTTCTATGTGTATTCTGCAGACAAGGCCCGCTGCCCTCAGTGCGGATTTGAAAGTCACATAGTCAAGGAAACAAAGAACAAGAAGACTGTTGACGTGGATCTGAAAGAAGTACAGCGACTGGCAGATATCAGAAGTGCAAACTATGGCGAATATCAGAAGTGTCAGACATACAGCGAACTCGAAGAGTTTGGAAAAACACGAGGCTACAAGTACCAGTGGGCGATACGAAAAGCAATTGAGTTAGGTATTGATATACCTAAGAAATATCAGGCAATGGCGAGAAGGTTTTACGGATTCAGCGGCAGGAAGTCGCAGAAAAGTATAAGCTGAGGTGATAAGATGACGGAACAGGACATCCAGAACAGTATCAGAATTAAGCTTTCTGAAATGGGATTCGCAGTATTCAGAACAAATGTCGGAAAGTTTAAGATGGAAGACGGCAGATGGTTCGACACAGGTCTTCCGAAAGGTCATACCGATCTTTATGCTGTCAGAGACGGGAAAATATATTACATCGAAGTAAAGAAGCCAGGCGGGAAAGTCGGTGATGCTCAGAAGGCATTTATCGAAACTATGAAAACACGGTACGGCTGCACAGCCGGTATAGTATTCAGCGTTGAGGAGGCGGTCGAACTTGTCAACGGCGGAACTTGAAAAATTAGCAGCTACTCTCTCAGAGATGCCTTCTAATCTTGATGCCGCAGAACAGCTTTTATTTCTGAGTCTCAGACAGCTGTATGCGATCTTCAAGACAGGAAAACTTGCACGGGATATCGCAAAGATCGAAAAAAACAAGATATACAAGGAATACGAAACAAACAAGCTGAATCTGAGCTGCTGGGAACAGGCACGGCAGAGAGAACAGAAACTCTCTGTCATATCTCAGCAGATATACAAGTCAGGTTGCAGCGTATGCAGGAATTATATGCGAGTGATCGCAGGACTGAAAGAAGATGAATGTAATGACAAAGGAAACGTTCCGGACGGAGCATCAGAAGTGCATACATGAAATACACATTTCCACACTTCCGCTCGAAACAGAGAACTGGATCCGGAGAGCATATGAAAACATAACAGCTGCTTCCGGGATAATAACAGCTCAGGACGCAGCGTATGCAAAAGCAACGATAGATGTTATAGCGAGGAAAGCGAGGACGAGCAATGAGTATTGAAATCAATATTTCTGCGGACCGCGCACAAACGAGGAAAAGGACGTGAAGGAATGATAAAGTTTGAAAATACTGAAATATACGGATGGGAAGCGGCAATAAGAGGCATGCGTAATCCGATGAACTCATGGGATAAGTCAGACAGCTTCTGGAATGATGAGCATGATTATCTTGCGGGTAAGTTCACCATAGGCGAAAATGACCTGAAGCTGATGAAGAACCTTGTCAAAGCAGGAACGGATCACAGCAAGTTCATGCGTATGATTAACGTAACTGTTGACATTATAGCTCCGTTGTACTGGTGGAAGGAATTTGACACTTATAAGGTTGGAACGGTAAGGAACTCATGCAGTACAATGCACAAGATCATGTCGAAAGAATTTGAATTTGAAGACTTCAGCTGTGAACATCTTTACGCGAAAACTAAAGCAGTTCTCAAAGATGTGATAATTGATCTGAATGAACTCAGAGAAATGTATCTGAACGGCAATTACACATCAGATCAGAAGAAGCATATCTGGTATAACGTGATACAGATGCTTCCTTCAAGCTATAATCAGAAAGCTACAGTGCAGCTGAATTATCAGGTTCTGAGGTCAATATATCACTCAGACAGAAAACATCATAAGTTGGACGAATGGCGAGAAGGCTTCATGGATTGGATCAGAAGCCTGCCGTATTCGGAATTGATTACGGAATGAGGTGATTGAATGGAATTAAGATCAGTAACATATGAAGAGCTCAGAACAAGGTATTTTATTAAGATGATGAGACTTCATGAAAACTTTATTGAAGAATATTCTAAACCAGGCGCACAAGCAAAAGAGGATTTTCTTTCTCACGAAGGAATGAAAGTACAGTTTTACAGAGATGCTCTGAACGCTTTGAACTGGATCAAGATAGAATACGATGAAGAGGGGAAGCTTGTTAGTTTTCCTGAGGAAGGAGAATGTGCTTTGTTTTGCAGCAAGCGTGGTGCCATTTTCCTTGATGAAGTATGTATGGACATGTACGACGATGGACCAATGGTGTACTTGGATGGCGGTTTTGATATTGATGATCTTGCAGCTTATATGCATCTGCCGAAGCCATATAAGGAGAACGAATAATGAGAAATAAAAGCAGAAAGAGACATAAGATTGAATGAAAGTCAAAATCAAAACAAAGGAAACAAACAGATTATTTATCGAAAGCAAGATGAGCAGACGAGGAAAAAGAGCGAAAGGAAGGAAAAAGTGATGACAGAAAAAGAACTTGAAATCAAGGAAGCAAAAGAAGCAATTGAAACATTGCGCGAGTATTGCATCAGATGCGAAAACTGCGACAACTGCGATGAAGCAATTAAGAAATGGTGTACTAAGATGCCAGATTCAGTCTTACCGAATGAATGGGAAGTTTAAGGAGGAAGAATAATGGGAAATACAGCGAAAATCAATCTCGTAAAGTTTAAAGAGATGCTGAATGAAGATTATGCTCAGGAGGATATTTTCAGAATTATGAGCTTTATTACTGAATGCTGTGTTGATTCTGGTGAAGCAGTTCAGCATCCGGATCATTATCAGGGAAAGCACGAATGCATCGAAGTAATGAGAGCTCTTTTCGGGGACTCGGCTGTAATGAATTTCTGCAAGTGTAATTCATTCAAGTATCGCTTCAGATCTTCAGCAAAGAACGGTGAAGAAGACATTGAAAAAGCCGAATGGTACGAAGATTACCTTATCAATATGCAGAACCCACAGAAAAACATAATCGGAGGAATATAACATGAGATTTGTACACATCAGAGAAGACATTGACGTTAAGATACCTGAGAGAGCTACGAGCGGATCAGCGGGATATGATCTGTTTGCTCCGGAGGAATTTTCAATTCAGCCGGGAGCGGAACACATTGTCAATACCGGTTTGGCGGCTGAAATTGATGATGGCTGGCTTGGAATGATAGTTCCGAGGTCTGGATTAGGTTTCAAAACTGGCATGAGGCTGAAAAATACAGTCGGCATTATCGACAGTGACTACATTACTGCTGAAAACGGAGGCCTCATTATGGTCAAACTTGTGAATCCATCAGCTGAAACTATCATTGTCAAGAAAGATCAGGCGTTTGCTCAGATGATCTTTCTGCCGTACGGAAAGGTTGATAATGACAACGTAACCAAAACAAGAACCGGAGGCTTCGGAAGTACGGATAAGAAATAAGGAGAGTATCAGTTATGAGATGTAATGTCAAGAGTGCGGAGCAGAGAGCAGTTGAAAAGGTCTGCCGTGAGGCATGGGAGAGCATGCTTGAAGCTGTTCTGGACGCAGAATCGGTCGCATTAGTTGCGGTAAAGAGGTATTTTAACCTCGGTCCAAAGAGAATGAATGAGTTTGCTGATTATTATCAGAAAGTCAAGGATGAATTTGAACAGCATGCAGTTGATGAGGTGTTCCTTGAAATGATGCTTCGTGAATTCGATGGCTGCTTTGATATCAAAGGATTCATGACAGATGACGAAACACTTGAACACGCTGTAAAAAAATACGCACAGTCAAGGATCGGTCCGCAGGTGAGTGAATATGAAGCAAAGAAGATACAGAAAGAATTGAAAGCATTCAAGGAGCTGATGAAGTAATGGAGTATTTGATCGGATTCGTCGGTGGTGTCGGATTCATTGTGATCACAGACACGATCGTCGAGATAGTTCACAATTATTTTGATTATAAGGAGAGACATGAAGATGGAAAAACAGGAAATGATTAAGAAATTCAAGGAATCAACCAACAAACTGCAGTGTATTGACACTCTTTGTGCAGAAACAGGACTTACAGCAGTCGATGTCATCAAGGTCCTCATTGAGCACAAGATCGACGGCCGTATCTTCAGACAGGGCAGATTCGCTGCGGAATACCGGGAGGCAAAGAAAATGGTTATCGAGGAATCAGTCAAAGCAGCTGCTGCGGCGAATGCATCGCTTAAGGAAATCAGAGAAGAAAACGAACGTCTGAAGTCTGAAGCGGACGACAAGTGCGGCACCTGCGATTATAAGAACAGAGTCCAGTTCCTTGAAGATGAAAACAAGCGCCTTAACACCGCAATCGAAGAGATCGATAAGCTTAAGAAAGACGCAGACAAGGTTATTGAAGTGCTGCAGGACAAGCTTAATAAGCTTCAGGAAGATTACGATAAGATTGCTAAAGAAAATGAAGATCTCAAAACCAGACTCGACGAACGCTTTGAATCAGAAATGGATGCAGAGATCCAGAATGACAGTTACTCTGATGCTCTTCTCGATGCCAAGAATCAGATCGCTGAGCTTGAAGGAATGAACGAGAAATTATCGAACAGTCTTAACGAAGAATCATGGAAGCTTCAGAAGATGGAACAGAGATACGCTAAGTATGAAAAATTCATTCTTGACTCACTATTCGGAGATGATGACAATGATATTTAAGATCATATGCGGTATTCTTATTGCGTGGCTGATCCTCAGGATGCTGTCAGAAATCTGTACGGACTTCATTCTTGAATCTGAAGCCAAGAAGCAGAAAACAGATGACGACGGTCAGATCAGATACGCTGACATAGATGATATATCAGAACTCAGGGAGCGGCTCAGGCTCCTTGAGGATCTGATCACATCATGTGAAGCATATGCCGCCGGCGAACATGAAAAATCGATCCGCATAACATGGCATGACGCAACCGGAAAAAAGCATTATGACGGATTTGTTTCTGCTGAATTTCTGGAATATGCATACAGAGAAAGGAAACGTCTCAGATGTGCTTTAAGAAAGAAAATCACAACGATTCAAAACTGATTTAAAACTACGTAAACGATAATTTTATAGATCTGAAACGCAGGGGAGAGACTATGCAGGACATTAAATATTGCCAGAAGTGCGGAATAGTTATCAGCAACATCAACACCGCAGACTACTATTCGCACATCAGAAAAAAGTACTGTTCTTCATGTGCTCCGGACGCTAACCGGGAGAGAGCGAAGGAGCGCTCCGCCCGGATCCGGAAGCAGACAAGGGAGAACAATAAATTAGCAAGAGAACTGAATGATAAGCTTCTTATTGAGAACAAGCTGCTCAGGGAACAGCTTGAAAACACAAGAGAAATCATTTCAAACCTGAGGGGAGAGGGAAAATGAACTGTAAAAATTGTTTTCACTACAAAGTCTGCTCGCTGTGTGAGAGCAGCAAGGACTATGAATCATGTGAGTATTACTGTGACACGGAAACGACGATCACGCTGCCGATCGTAGACGAGAAAAGTCAGAAAAAAATCAGAGACATGCAGGCAAAGGGGTACTGCTTCGTGAATTCAGACTTTCTGAAAACGCTGTATTCAGAATCAGCTGAGCTTGCAAGATCCAAAGCAGAAGCTCCGAGAAATCACAGCAGAAAACGAAAATAGCGGAGGACAGGGAAATATGAAGATGACAGACGAACAGCTTGAGAAAGTCAAGTGGCTTAACCGTGCATTCTATGCTGACAACAAGATCAAGTCTCTGGAGGAAGTACAGAAGAAAAACAGATCTATAGCCGAGAGATGCACGGCATCATATGAAAACACAGGCGGCAGTTCCGGAACACATGACAACAGCCAGGAAAAAATAATACACCAGATCTGCGACGATGACATGAAGATATCAGAACAGCTTGAAGAGCTGAGAAGGTGCCGTACAGACATACAGAGAGCCATTACAGCCATTCATAATGATGAACTTGAAACTATACTCAACATGAGATACCTTGCGTATATGCACGTTCAGGACATCGCAGACACGCTTCATTATGACAGACAGACTATCCACAGAAAGCACAAGAAGGCGCTCGATCTTGTCGAGATCACAAGATGTCATTGAATGTCACATGAAATCTGTGATATCATTAGAATAGAAAAACAGTACAGGGAAATATGCTGTTTTCCACGGTCGTAATTCCGGACGGCCGTGGTTTCTCTTCCTTGAATCAGATACTCATTTTGTTTTCCATATTAAGATTCTTGACATTTTGGTACTCGTTTTGAAATATCTCCTTTTATTGAAGTAGAAGAGTCACTCAGACTTTAGTTTGAGCGGCTCTTTTGCTTTATTTTTTTAACTGAGAAAGGCAGGTGATACAGTGTGGCAAACGAAAGCAATCTTATGTCTGCAGAAGAATTAAACGCCCGCAAAACGCCCGAGGAGAGGAAAGAATCGGCACGTAAAGCTGGCAAAGCCTCCGGAATAGCCAAAAGACGCACAAAAACCTTTAAACAGCTGATGGGAACATATCTCGGACTTGCACCTGTTGATCCTGAACTAAAAACGAAACTGAAGGAAGCCGGAATGGATCCTGATGACATAACCAACAAGGCACTGCTTGTTCAGAGCATGTTCATGGCAGCAGTCCATGGTGATGTCAATGCAGCTAAGCTTGTTATGTCAATGACAGCAGAAGATGTTCAGCATGAAGAGCTTAAGATCAAGCAGAAAGAACTCAAGCTTAAACAGGACAGCAAGAAGGACGATAATGACGCTGCACTTCAGAAACTTGATCAGGTTCTTGAAAAGATGATAGGCGGTGCTGAATAATGGCATTCAGTACAATGCAGCTTGATTATTTCAAGAATGCAAATCATAGATGGAATGTTAAGAACGGGGCAACACGTTCCGGTAAAACATATATGGATTATTACCTTATTCCAAAGAGGATAAGAGATGTTAAAGGTCTTGACGGACTTACAGTGTTACTTGGAAACACCAAAGGAACACTGACAAGAAACATTATCGAACCACTTCAGAGCATCTGGGGAGAAAAACTTGTTTCTTCAATCCGCTCAGACAACACAGCTTATCTGTTCGGAGAGAAAGTATTCTGTCTGGGTGCTGACAAAGTTACACAGGTGGACAGACTCCGAGGTTCTTCAATCAAGTACTGTTACGGTGATGAGGTTGTAACATGGAATGAAGATGTGTTTACAATGCTTAAATCACGACTTGACAAACCTTACAGCAAATTTGACGGAACATGTAACCCGGAAGGAAGAAACCACTGGTTCAAGGCTTTCCTTGACAGTGATGCAGATGTTTATCATCAGGACTATCAGATCTATGACAATCCGTTTCTTGATCCGGCTTTTGTATCCGCTCTTGAAACAGAATACCGGGGCACAGTTTACTTTGACAGATACATTCTCGGCAAGTGGGTAAACGCTGAGGGCCTTGTGTACAGTATGTTTGATGAAGACAAGCATGTAGTCAGAACGGATCAGATAGATCATCTGTTTGCTCCTGTTTATTACGTGAGCTGTGACTATGGAACACTTAACGCAACCGTGTTTCTGCTCTGGCACAAGCTCAGGGACGGAAGGTGGTACATTGAAAAAGAATACTACTATTCCGGACGTAAAGAGATAAAGAACAAGACGGACTCTGAGTACGCTGATGATCTTCAGAGATTCATAAAGGACATTTACATCAGCGGAATGATAGTCGATCCTTCAGCTGCCTCCTTTATCACAGAACTGCGAAAAAGAAGAATACCAGTTCTTCAAGCCAAAAACAGCGTTCTTGATGGAATAAGAAATACAGCGACACTTCTGAATCGCGACAGAATAATTCTTAACCCATCGTGCAAGGAAACGATAAACGAATTCAACTGCTACAGATGGGACGATTCAAAGGAAGAAGATACAGTAATCAAAGAAAATGACCACTGCATGGACGCAATGCGTTATTTTGTATATACAGTGCTTGACAAGAGAACGGTCAGCACAAGACCAAGACCAGTATAGGAGGTGTGAATATGTTTACAGTAGCAAGAGGCACAGAGATAACACCGCTCCTGATGTCGAAATACATTCAGCTGCATAATAAAGGGCTGACAAGAATGAATCTTCTGCATGATTACTTTCTTGGAAATCACAGAGTGCTCAGCAGAAAGAAAGCACCAAAACAGGCTAACAACAAGCTTGTTATCAACAGAGCAAAGTACACAACACTCATTGCATCTGGTTACATGTGCGGAAACGCAGTAACATACAGCAGCAAGAGCAATCAGGATCTTGATGATCTGAATGCATGGATAGAAAATTCAGAAGCAGCTACACAGGACATGGACATTGCTACAGATCAGAGTATATTCGGCGTTGCATATGAACTTGCGTATGTCGGAGAGGACGACGATGAGAACACAGTTCTGAAGCTCAGCACTATTGATCCGAGAAATGCATTTGTTGTATATGAAAACAACGTCACATATAAACCGGTGGCTGCATGTTATTATTACGAGATACACAGCATAGAAGATCAGCAGCTTATCGGATATGACTGTACTGTGATCACAGACAAGATTAAATACGATTTCAAACTGAATCAAAACTACGTAATCGATTCTGATGTTACAGAAAGCGTTAATGAATTCGGCATGATCAACCTTTTCGAGGTCTACAACAACAAAGAAACTCAGGGAGATTATGAGCAGGCGATCACTCTTATCGATGCGTATGATATTCTGATGTCTGACAGAGTCAACGACAAGGAACAGTTCGTTGATGCGCTCATGGTGCTTAAGGGTCAGACATTCGGTGATACCAGTGAGGAAAGAGCTGACATGTTCGGCGATCTCATGGATAACAAGTTTATCGAACTCGATGAGAACGGTGAGCTCTCATATCTGACAAGGCAGTTCGACGAGGGAAGTGTTGAGATCCTAAGAAAAGCGATCGTAGAGGACATATCGCTTGTAACATGTGTTCCTCAGATGATCGACGAAAACTTTTCCGGGAACGCTTCCGGTGTTGCTCTTTCATACAAGTTCTTCCCGCTTGATCAGGTCATCAAGTGCAAGGAGAAATACTTCAAAGAGTGCCTTAAGAACCGTCTGAGACTGTATAACCGTTTCAGACAGCTTACAGGACAGCCGCTCCTTGAATTATCTGATATCAAGATCAGATTCAAGCACGTACTGCCTAAGAACTCTCTTGAAGAAGCGCAGAAAGCATCAATGCTTGCAGGTGTTATTCCGGCTAAGGATAACATCAGTCAGCTTTCATTTATCGATGATCCTGAAGCAGCTGCTGAAGAGATGGAAAAGCAGAAGGAGAAGGAACGTGAGCAGTTCATTAGCTCTCCTTTGCTTCCTGAAGGCGATGATGAATAATGACAAGGACTCAGACCTACTGGATCAACCGCTCTAATGAGAGAATGGACAGATACATTCTTGATGCAGAGCGTCAGGCTGATCTGATATCACAGTCATATTATCAGGCATCGAGATACATCGAGGAAGAGATGGCAAAGGCCATAAAAAACCTTGCTGTCTTATCTGATGACCGTACAGCAATAGCAGCTCTGAAGAGATCTCCGAGCAAAAGCCTTCTGAGACAGCTGAGGAGTGCTGTAAACACAATGGCTCCCGGACCGGAAAAGGACAAAGCACTGACACTTCTTGCAAGTCCCTCCTATCAGTTAAGGCTGAGACAGCTTCAGACCACAATAGACAATGCAAGAAGAGAATGTGAAAGAATGTATCAGATGGAGTTAAACTCTACTACAGAGCATCTTAGAAACTTATATGATGATGCATTCCTGCATTCAGTCTATGATATTGACAAAGGATACAATGCGCTGCATACATTCAGCATGTATCCTGCGTCCAGAGTGGACAAGCTTCTTAAGATGCCATGGAGCGGAGCACATTATTCGGACAGGATCTGGGGCAGAACGCAGAATCTTGCTGATGAGCTCAGGACACAGCTGATCACAGCATTCATGACCGGAGCAACGATAAGTGAAACATCAGCAGCTATCAGAGAACGATTTGCATATGCATCAGCATACCAGGCACGGAGACTGATCCGAACCGAGACGAATTACATAGCAAATCAGGCTGAGCTTGACAGTTATAAACGCTTAGGGATAGAGGAATACAAGTACATTGCAACTCTGGATACAAGAACATCACGTCTGTGTCAGGAGCTGGACGGACAGGTATTCAATTCAGATGATGCAACAGCCGGAAAGAACTTCCCGCCTATGCATCCGAACTGCCGAAGTACTACGATCATGTACGATGCAGAAGAACCGCTTAAGGAACGTACAGCACGAGACGAGAACGGCAACAGGATCACCGTACCGGGGAATATGAAGTACAAGGAATGGCTTGAGAAATATCATCCGGAACTGGTTGACAAAAGTCAAATAAGTGGTATACTTAAAGATATAGAGAGCGATGTTTCAGTAAACACAAAATACTATAAAGGGAAGCTTAAATATTATGATATTACTGATAAAAGAATCAGTAGTTTAGATCAGATGAAACTGCAGTCTCTTTCAGATACTGCAAATCAAAGCCTTAATAGATCATGCAAGAATCTCTTAAAATATATGAGTGATGAACCAACAGGAACCGAAGGTGCATTCATTCTTGATATGTTTGGAAATGAAATTGAACGTTGCAAATCAGATAAACCATATGGTGGAAATGTGAAAATTAAGGATTTTTCTTTTGCACATATTGCAATTCATAATCATCCAGATGGATTAATCTTTAGTCATAAAGATATAGAAACATTTATTAAGCATGAAAATCTTAAAATTCTTGGCGCTGTTGGGAATAACGGAAAATCATTTTTTGTTGAGAAGTCCAGCAGTTATGATGATATAATGTTTGAGGATTTTGTAAATGAAACCCGAAAGAAGTATCCAAAAAAATGGACTCCTGAAGAACATATAAAATTCTCTGAAGAAGTAATGGAAGGGGCAGGTAACTATGGGATCATTTTTTACTCCTGATAAAATCAAACAACTGATTCGTGATTCAAAAAGCGCTGAACATTATTCAGACGATATATATGATGAATTGGATGGCGAGCATCTCGACAAGCAGAGATGTATAGCTACTTCTGCGCAGCGTATTCTTGATAAGTATTTCAAGAGAAATCCTAATGACAAAATAGAAAATTATATGTAAAGCATCTCTTTGAGGTGCTTTTTTCATACCTTTTCAACTGAATAAATTACAGCATCTCATTCGAGGTGCTTTTTTTATGTCCAAAACGTACTTAAGACGTAAAACTGCGTATGGATCTAATGTCCGACGGGACTGAAACGGAGGTATCACTATGAAATTTAAAAGATTAACAATCCCTATGCAGTTCTTCGCTGAAGCAGGTACGGCAGGAGCACAGGGAACCGCAACCGAAACTACAGAGCATGCTGGAGCTGAAAACAGCGGAGGTGATCCAAAAGAATCTCCTGCGGGTACTGAGGCGCAGGTTAAAACATTTACTCAGGAAGAAGTAGATAAGATCATCGCTGACCGTCTTGCACGTCAGGCGAAACAGTCAGAGAAGAAGTTCACTCAGAAAGAAGTGGACAGCCTTATCGAAGAAAAGCTGTCAGAAGCAGCTAAGCTTGCTAAGATGAACGCAGAACAGAAAGCTAAATACGAACAGGAGAAGCTCCAGAAGGAACTTGCTGATCGTGAAGCTGCTCTGAACAAGCGTGAGCTTACAGCAACAGCTAAGGAAGAATTCTCTTCAAAGGGACTTCCGGCAGAACTTGCAGATCTGGTTGACACAACATCAGCAGATAACTGCAAGTCATCAATCGAAACGATCGAAAAGGCATTTTCAGCGGCAGTTCAGAAAGCAGTCAACGACAGACTGAAACAGGATCCGCCTAAGGCAGGAAGTGCGAATACAGGAAAATCAGGTGTCACTTCGCTGAAAGAGGCACTTGCAGAAGCATACAAAAAATAGTTTTAAGGAGGAATAACTATGGCAATTACACTCGCAGAAGCTAAAGTCGGTATGTCCGATAAGGTAGCTCAGCAGGTTATCGACACATTCAGAAGATCATCTCTTCTTCTTGACTCACTTATATTTGATGACGCAATTTCACCTGGAACAGGCGGTTCAACTCTCACATACGGCTATGTACAGCTCAAGAGCCCTTCAACTGCTGCAGTAAGAACAATTAACAGTGATTACACAGCAGGCGAAGCAAAGAGAGAAAAGAAAACAACAGAAGCTGTTATCATGGGCGGTGCATTTGAACTCGACCGTGTTCTCATCGGAACATCAGGTGCGGTTGATGAACTTGCTTTCCAGATGGAGCAGAAGGTTAAAGCAACAGCCAACTACTTCTCTAACCTTGTTATCAACGGTACGTCAGCAGCATCAGGTTCCGGCTATGTAGTAAACACATTCGACGGCCTTAAGAAACTTCTCTCAGGTACAGATACAGAGATCACATCAACAGTTGATATTTCAACAGCGGCAACAATTGACGCTAACTACAACGCATTCCTTGACGAGCTTGACGGATTCATCGGTACACTTGACGACAAGCCTTCAATGCTCCTCATGAACGAAAAGATGCTTTCAAAGGTAAGAGCATGTGCAAGACGTGCAGGCTACTATACAAGATCTGAGGATGCATTCGGCAGAAAGGTTGAATACTACAACGGCATTCCTATGATGGACGCTGGCAAGTACTACAACGGTACTGCGACAGTAGATATCGTTCCAACATCGACTGCAACAACTTCAGCAGAAGGTGCAACAGATATCTATGCTGTAAGAATCGGCCTTGACGGATTCCTTGGAGTCTCACTAACCGGCAACAAAGTTATTTCAACACATTATCCTGACCTCAACGCTCTGGGCACAGTTAAGAGGGGTGACGTTGAATTTGTAGCCGGTGTAGCTCTTAAGAGTTCAAGAGCTGCAGGTGTACTTAAGGGAATTAAGATCGAACCTAAGAAATCAGCCTGATTTCGTTGAAAGGACGGTGTAAGCAGTGTTAGAGAATCTTAAAGGTCTCCTCGGCGGTACTTGCTGCTGCGAGGATAACACTCTGAATGCATTGCTCGAAACTGCTACAGAAACGATCCTCGACTACATCGGACGGGAGGAACTTCCTTCCCGTCTGGAGTCAGTCGTTGTTCAGTATGCAGTTATACTGTACAATCAGATGGGCGCAGAAGGTGAAACGAGCCGCTCTCAGGGTGGCGTGTCACAGTCATATCTTAATGATCTGCCGCCTGCAATGCTCAGAAGACTTCAGAACTATCCACGAAAGGTCCGGGTGATCAGAAGTGAGACTGTTGAATAATACTCTCAGAAAGCTTAAGTTCTTCCGTATGGAAGAATGCAAGTCTGATTATGTCGGAACCGAACAGAAATGTGTGCAGACAGGCTGTTTCCCTGTTCAGCTTGAATTAAAGCAGTCAGTATCAACTGACGGAAGAAACGGACAGGAAAAGCATTCAGAAGCAAAGCTGTATTTTTCTTCAGATCTTCCGGTCAAGATCGGAGACGGATTCTGTATTACAGGAGATATACCGAAGTACAGGATCATATCTGTTATGGAATATACTGATCACTGCACGGCGGAGGCGGTGCTATGGAAATAAACGTAGAGATCACAGGTGTTGAGCCGCTTATGAGAAGGCTTCAGGCACTTGGAGTTGATTTCGAGCCTATCATGGAGAGAGCACTTGAACGAGGTGCCAAGCGCTTACAGGCTGAGATCAAACCGCTCGTACCTGTTGACGAAGGTACGCTGAGAAACAGTATATCAGTTGAAAAAGCCGGAAGGATGAAATATGCCATCGGCACAAATCTGAAATATGCTATCCCGGTGGAATTCGGAACGGGTAAGTTCGGTGATCCTGCCGTACCGCACACAACAAAAGATTCGTGGGTATATTACGATGCAAAGAATCAAAAATTTGTCCGGACACACGGACAGCCTCCGGCACACTATATGCTCAGAGGATTTAACAACGGAAAAGACGCTGCAGTAGCGGAAGTGAAAAGGGAGATTCTGAAATGGTTGACTTAAACAAATACATAGCCGATGCTTTGAAGGAATTCGCTCCCGTCGAACTTGCAGGCAGCGAATCGAAAGAAAAAATACCTGCTATCGTAATAGAGCAGGTATCCAACAAAGCAAACACAGTCATTAACGGCGAAGACAGAACATCTGATATCTACTATCAGATCGATGTATACGGCTGTACAGCCAGGGAAACAAATGAACTTGCTGTAAAAGTCGGAAACGCTATGACAAAGCTCGGATTCGTCAGGACCAACGGAGCACCGATGGGGATCCAGAGGTACATGATGACTTTTTCGGTCAGAGTGGACGAACCGAGAAAACATTTTTATCACGTATGATAAGGAGGAATAAAGAATGGAATTCAGTACTCAGGGCACATACCTTAATGTTAAGGCACATTCAGAAACAAAGTACAAGATGGCATTTGGTCTCTATAATACTCCTGAAATGGGCGGAAACAAGGAAAAGATTCAGGTAACTAATCTCATGGACAAGCATCACAGAACTATCGACGGAATAGCTGACTACGGCTCACTTCAGTTCGATTTCTATGACAACAAGGGCGATTCTGACACAACAGATCAGATCAATCAGACATATGCTGCGTTCAGAGCATGGGAACTTGCAGATACACTTGTTGACTTCCAGCTTGTATATCCGGACGGAACAGGATTTGAATGGAGCGGTACAGTTTCAACGACAAAGGACGCCGCAGGTGTTAATGCAGCAATGGGATTCAAGGTGTACAGCTCACTTCAGAGCGAACTTAAAGACTACACAGACACAGCATCACCAGAGCTCACTTCGTACTCAATAACAGACTAAGGAGATGTAAACATGAAACCATACATTGTGCTGAAAGCAGGCGATAAGGAATATCGTCTGAAAATATCAAACGCATCAGCTATCGAACTTGAAGATGACCTGAACTGCTCCATTATGGAAGGTCTGAACAGACTCGGAGAGATCAGGATCCTCGCGAAGTATCTTAAAGCCGCTCTCAGACCTCTTGAGAATGTCACTCATGCAGAAACGCTTGAGATCATGGATGATTATGTGGCGACAGGCGGCAAGATCGAAGATTTTTATGATGTGATCCTTGAAGTAATGGAAAACAGCGGATACATTAAGAGAGAGGCCCTTGACGCATCAAAAAAGCTTCAGGCTCAGCTTCAGAACAAGATGGCCGAAAAATTGCTGAGCTGATCAGAGAGCCATACAAGATGTGCATTGCTGACGGAATGACTCCGGAACAGTTCTGGAACAGCACAGTGTGTGAGATCAACGCTTACATTGAAGGAATAGGAAACAAGGAAGAGTGCAGATTGAAAGATCTGCATTACCTTGCTTCTCTCGTTCAGGTCGCTGTTATTGCTGCGTTCAATCCAAAGGCAGCAAAGCTTCCGAGCTATGAAGAAGTCCGGAACAAAATAAAAGCCGAGAAGAGATCTAACGTGCGATCAGGTTGGGAAGAAAGCAAGGCATTCATGAAAGCAGTACAAGCGAAGCGGAGGTGAGACTGTGACAACTGATGAATTAAACGTCGTAATACAGGCACTCGGAACACAGCAGTTCAGAAGCCAGATACAGCAGTGTCAGGCTTCAACGCTGAAATTTAAAGCGGCGGTTCTCGCACTGAGAGTTGCTACAGGAAAGTTTATCAAGGATGCTCTGAAACTTGCATCAGATCTGGAAGAAGTACAGAACGTTGTTAAAGTTACATTTGGAGACATGGAGGAATCCGTCAACAAATTTAGTAAATCTGCGATTCAGAATTACGGACTATCAGAAACACTTGCAAAGAAGTATACCGGTACATTCGGCGCAATGGCTAAAAGTTTCGGATTCACAACAGAAGAAGCTGTGAAGATGTCAACAGCACTTACAGGAATGAGCGGAGATGTTGCGTCATTCTATAACCTTGAAACAGATGCAGCTTATACAAAACTAAAATCTGTATTCACGGGTGAAACAGAATCACTTAAGGAACTCGGTATTGTAATGACGCAGACCGCTCTTGATCAGTACGCTTTACAGCAGGGATACAGTAAAACTACAAAGCAGATGACTGAAAAGGAAAAGGTTGCACTCAGATACAAGTTTGTTATGGAAAAGCTGAAGAAAGTAGAAGGTGACTACCAAAACACTTCCGACGGCTGGGCTAACATGACAAGAACAGCAAAGCTTGAGATAGAGTCCCTTGTTGCTGAGATTGGAACGGAACTTATGCCGGCAGCCAAGCTGACATTTACATATGCGGTAGACGGTATCAAAGCTGTTCTTTCTTTCCTTAAGCCTGTAGCAACCGGTATCAGCTATCTTGCAACAGGATGGAAAAATGCAAGTGCATCAACAAAGATTTTTGTCGGAATATCAGTTGGAGCAGTTGCGGTGCTTCTGAACCTTAACAGGATCATGGCAATATCCAGCGCTGTTTCAGCAACGTTAAGCGGAGCGTTTAAGATACTGACATTCTCGATGGTAGGAGCGACTACGACAGCAGCAAAACTTGGAGTAGTACTGAAGGGTGCACTCGGGTGGATCGGAATAATTGCCGGAGTGATCGGACTAATAAAGCTTATATCATCTGCGGCAGATTCAGTCAAAACTGATTCTGCAGTTGATGCAGTCAACAACCTTGGCGTGGGTGCGGATGTTGCGGCAGATTCAGTCGAAGATCTTACTGATTCTGCGGAAGATCTTGCAGGCGCTACACAGGAACTTGACAATTTCTTGTCCTCATTTGATGAAGTCAATAAAGTAAACGACGGCGGCAGTCTGATGAGCGGTCTTGTCAACGATGAAGATCTGCTTAGAATTGATGATGCAATAGCAGGAATCGGGAATCTTCAGAACGGTATTGATGGAATATCTTTCGATAATCCTGAGAGCAGTTTTGACGGATTCTTTAGAAATATATCTTCCAAAATTGCTGAAACTAAAAAGTATATATCAGAAATTATAAATGCTAAAAGTTTTGAGGAAGGGCTTGAATCAGCCAACAAGATAGTTGAAACGTGGTTTGGAACTAAGTGGACTAAGTTCTGGCAAAAAGTTGGAGGAATGGCTTATACTACAGCATCAGGAACGGGCCTTATGATCAGTATGTTATGCTCTAAGGCAAGTTATTACTTTGATAAAACGTTTGATGTCATAAAAGACGGATGGAGTCTTGTAAAAGCAGCATTAACAGGTGATACTGGTGATATTGTATCAAGCCTTAGTCTTATGATTACTGATGTATCACTTACTGTTAAGAACCTTATAAATGATATTAATGCGGCAATAGCAGTGGGGCAGTTACTTTGGAATACCTCTTTCGGCAAGAAAAAGCAGGAGAAAGAGCAGGAGAAAGAGCCTGTTTTTGAAGCAACAGTTACTACTACCCTTCCATATATGGCACAGTGGAAAAACGTTTCTTTTGCTCCTCAGGATCAGCCGGACTTCATAGGCCCAAAGCTTCAGAAAAAAGCAGCAGGCGGATTCGTCGACACTGGAGAGATGTTTATCGCAAGAGAAGCCGGACCGGAAATGGTCGGAAGAATCGGAAATAAAACAGCTGTAGCTAACAACGATCAGATTACTACAGCAATATACAATGCTGTTAAGTCAGCATTCGGCAGCACATCAGGCGGCACATCCGGTAGCAGTACTCCGGTCGTGCTGAAAATAAATGATAAAGTACTCGGACAGGCTGTGATCAGCCACATTAACAACGTAACAATGAGCAACGGGCAAAGTCCACTGATAGACTTAGGAGGTTGATGATATGTTTAAAGTAAATGGCGTAGACCTTCCTGAGCCACAGTCAGTTATATTTGACCGTAACAAGATATGGTCTGCAAACACAGGCCGTCTGGACTCCGGCTATTTTGTCGGAGATCTGATAGCTATAAAGCGAAAATTAAACGTAACATGGGGGCCGCAGACGGCGGAGGGCGCTCAATTAATATTAAATGCCGTTAATCAGCAGTTTGTAACAATAAAGTATACAACTGAAGACCGCGTGGAACGATCAGGGGAATTCTACTGGGGTGATCTGTCCGGTGAGGCGTATAACTTCACAGTAGATTATATCATGGCGGGATTCTCGTGTAATGCGATTGAGAGGTAACTGATATGAGAACACACACAGAACCACTCATGAATTATCTTAACCGCAGTATGAGACAGCTGAAAGTCAGGCTGTCATGTTCTGCCGGAACAATTGAAAATGTACAGTCACTTGATTACAGCACAGATTTCGGAAGCTGTATTGCAATAGGAAATACAGCTTCTGCTTCTATAAGGGTTACATGCAAGACACCTGCATTCAGTCTGAGAGGAATTGAACTTGTTCTCTCGTTTGGTGCTCCGGATCCTGATACTGACGGTCAGACGGTCTGGACACAGATGGGTATATTCAAGATCACTGAGCTTGAAAACAGAATGGGATTTTCAACTTTCACAGCTTACGACAGAATGTACGCTAACACTCTTGAAGAATACAGATCACAGCTTGAATATCCTGCTACACTTCAGGCTGTGCTGAATGAGATCTGTGCCAAGTGCGGATTGACAGCACCTGCAATTACTGCAAATCCGACACTTCAGAATGACTATTTGAGTGAATATACACTCAGAGATGCAATCGGCTTTATTGCCGGATACCAGGGAAAGAATGCATACATCGACTGTGACGGAAAACTGATCTTCAAATGGTTTTCTACCTGCACATACACAGCGGATGATCATATGGCCAATGTTCCGTATGCTGACGAGCGGGATATAAACATAGACAAGGTGATCTGCTCCACAGGCGATGATAACATACAGAGCGGAAACGGCTCAGAGGGAATTATATTCAACAATCCAATGATGACACAGGAAAGACTTGACGAGATACTGACGGCAGTCAAGGATTTTACGTATCGTAAACTGGATGCTGATATACCGGTCGGAAACTATCTGATAGAATCCGGCGATATTATTAAGATCACGTCAAGCGGTGAGGAGCTGACGGTACCTGCAATGTCAGTATCATTTCACTATGACGGCGGCATAAGCTGCAAGCTTAGTTCGTATGGTGTGCCTGACACAGTAATGAAGTCAATATCGGCGAAAAGGTTTACGGATCAGACAAAAATCAAAGGTCTTAAAGAAGAGATAGTATATACAACTGAAAAGATCACCGGTGCAAACGGGGGATTTGTCAGAATCAACTTTGGAGATGACGGCAAGACGGCTGAAATACTAATACTTGACAAGCCAGAGATTGATAATCCGGATCCTAATATGAACGCTAAAAATGTATGGCGATGGAACAAGGAAGGATTGGGCCACAGCCATAATGGCTATGACGGTCCGTTCGACGATATAGCACTTACAGCTGATGGCCATATTGTAGCTGACAGAATAGCGGGGAATCTGATCTCCGGTGTTGCAATCAAGACCACAACATCTGAAACATACTCTCAGTCATATGCCAAACTTCAGGAAGGCGGTCTGACGTTCTATACGCCATCTGATCAGGCTATTGGTTCAGTGATAGAGGTGTTCGATGATGCATCTGTAGGAGAAAACTCAGCGGGAATTGCGTTGCTTGCACATCAGGGACGATGGATCGGATTTGGTGAATTTCTCGAAGGCGGATGGGGTTCATCAGCTGAATACAGACCTTCAGACAGTATTCCTTTTAAGTTTTACGCCAAGACTAAGTTTATAGAAGACATGGAAGTCAACACAGTAAAGATAAGGAATTATGGTACTGACAACTATATCAATCTGATGGATGAAATCCAGAGCCTGAGAGACAGAATTGCTAAGCTTGAAGGCGCGGTAGGCGGAATCAACAGCATGATCACATTAGTGGAGGATTAAAACATGAAACCACAGATAATTACAACAGAAAAAGGCGATACTTGCATCAAAGAACTTCAGATCTTGTGCAGCCAGCCGGACGGAATGTATGAATATGTTCCAAAGGGTGGTGACATAGTACAGCTGAATATTAAAAACAGCGACAATGTGATTGTATACAGCAATGATGTTACAGTTGAGGAAGGCAACACAGACAGAGTAGTGATTGAATTCCCTGCTGATCTCGACGAAGGCACGTATACATATGATGTCATAATCAAGACTGAAGACGAAAAGCATACTATCTGCAATGAATACATCTTAGAAATGAAGGAGGATGATGCATATGAGAAACTGGTTTGAGGACGGCGCTGGTTGCTGCGAAAGCAAAAATAAAAATGCGATCACTGGAATTATCCTCAACGGCAAAGCTTACAAGAGCGGAAACGTTACGCAGGAACAGTACAACGAGGATATGAAGGCACTGAATGATACTCTTGCAACATTCGACGAAAGAATTAAGGTACTTGAGAAAGCAGGTCCTAATATTGTGATAGCGTCATTTAAATCAACACCAGTAACAGCGCTGGCAGGCTCGACAGCGGCAGTCAAGCTTGAATGGGAAACTAATGTTGAAGCAAGACTGACGACTATTAACGGCATGAATGTAGCCGGAAACAGCTATACAGCGGTTGGTGTCAACAGTACAAGAACATTTACACTTGAAGTTACAGACAAGAGCGGTAATGTTGATGCAGCTACAACAAGGATCGACTTTGTAAACAACATCATATACGGTGGATCCAATGATGAAGCACCGACATCAAATACACTGAATCTGCTGTCGACAAAGGTGCTCAGCGACGAAGTATCAAGAGTTATCAACATTGATACCGGATCAGGTGCATATGCTTATTTTGCATATCCGAAACGACTCGGGAAAGTTAAGTTCATTACTCATGGAATGTTTGAGGGTGGCTTCGAGGATCCTGAAATCGTTGCATACAGTAATGCTGCAGGATTTAACGAAGAATACTATGCATATCGTTCGAGCTACAAGATCACAGGTGTTACAGAAATACAGGTAGTAAAGGCATAAGGAGGGATAAGAATGGCAAAAAATCTTGAAATAATCGCACCTGTCAAGGGTAAAGGCGATTTCCCGGCAGTAGAAGCTGAAAACGTCGGTGTTGGTGAAAAGAGACTGGATACAGTTATCGAAGAGATCAACGCAGCAGCTCAGAGCACCGCGGCTGAAGTTGAAACAGAAAAAGCGAACATACAGACTAATTCTGAAGCAATCGAAGCAATCAGATCTGCCCTTTCGACTGCCGAGACTGCTATATCTGAAAAAGCAGCTCAGACAGAAGTCGATGGTATCAAAACAGAAACAGCTGATCTGCAGAATCAGATCGACAACATTGTGCACGAAGCAACAGAAAGCGGAGATGTATCCCTCGAGGTTGCTCAGGCTCATGCGTCAAGTGACGGAAAAAATTATCCGAATCTCAAAGCGAGACTGGACGAAGAGCATTCTTCGCTAAAGGAAACAATTACGAATTACCAGACTACAGTATCGTCATCTGGTATAATCGGAAAAAATCTATTAGATAATACGTTTGTTAATGATGGGGAATGGGGCATTATTACAACAGATCTAATTCCAATTGATACAA